AAACTTACATTCAATCTCATCAAAGATACCATCATAGGTCATTTCAATACCTCTATCTTTTTAACAACTGATCTAGGATATACAGTTACAGTACCAACAGAAAGTTTATCACCATCATAATTAAATGATGTAAATATTTTAACTGTCTTTGTATCTTTAGAAAATAAATAACCTATATCTTCACACCATTGGAAAGTTAATTTTTCAACATCTTCCAAACTATCAAACCAACTAGCATCTGTTATAATATCTTGCCAAATTATTTTTACTCTTTTGTATTTAAACTTTGGTTTTCCACCAGCTTTCATATAGATCCTTTATACTTACTTTGTTTTTTGTAACTTCTATAATTTTCTTTACCATTTCTGGATCAGGAAAACGTTTTACCTTTGCAGTTAAGCACCATCTTTGAACAGATGTGCCGGGATTTTGTACCCCTTGTATGCCAAGCTCTAACCCAAAATTGTAATAGGATAGACCTTTGTCTTTTCTGTATTCTTCAAGTGTCATATTTCCTTTCTTGATTGCTCTGATTTGTATGTATATATATCATATTTAATCCTTTACAAGTAAATTAATTAGTGTATATAATGTGGAAAAAAAAGGAACTTATGAAAAAAGATGAACAACTAATACAAGACGCATTTTCAATATTCAATGGTGGTAAAGGTTTAGACCATTGGTCATACTCATCAACGTCATCACCTATGGCAAAGAATTTAATTAATTATTCTTTTCCACAAGATGTCAGAAGAACTTTCGCATTTAGATATAAAGCTAACTTTGGCAATCTAGTTAATAACACAGTACAAAAATTAATTGGACATGAGATTTGGAAAACATCTACCATGAAAGAACCTAAATGGGATAGAGAGTTTAATAAAATTTTTCAAACAGAACTCGGCATGATAAACGAAAAGCCACCGGTAGACAACAAAGATAAATTCGCCAGAGAACAAATGGTTGAGTATGCGATTGATTGTATAGGTGTTACAGAAAAAGTTGTTAAAGATATTGTTAAAGATGACAACTTAATTTGTGAGTATCATGTAAGAAAAAAAGAAATGACAATGATAAAAGATATTTTAGGTAAAGTAGATTATCTTACAGACAAAGTATTTATAGAATTAAAAACAAAGCCACCCAATATTAGAAAGGTTAAGAACAAGGAAGAGTGGACAATGAGTAGTCAAGCATTGCCAACTGAACCTACAACAGATAACCTTATACAGACTTCGTTCTACTATATGTGTACAAAGAAAACACCTTACTTAGTTTATACTAATGATAAGGAACATATAATCTTTGATGAGACACATGAGTTGATGAAGAAAGACCATCTGGAATTTCTTTACTATAAAATGGTTGATAAGATTTTACTTTGGGAACGTATGATTATGTTTTGCAAAGGAAGTCTGCCTGAGCTTGCTCAAATGTGTGAGCCACCAGATATATATCATCCTTTTTATTATAAGGATCTAGCACCAGAACAAGAAAAACTCATAACTAATTTATGGGGAATTAAACAATAACAATAACGAAAGGAAAACTATGTCTTGGTTAGTATACAAAGGAAAAGTAATCGGAACTTATACTTTTATTTACGCACAAAAAGTATGGGGTCTATTACCATTTTAATTAATAAAAAAAACAAAAGGAAACATGAAAAGAAATATATATCAAAAACTACATGATGCCTGCTTAAGTGCAACAAATGTTATAAAGGGAGACAAAGTAAATGGAATGCATTTTAGACCTCTCTTACACGATAAAGTTCAAGAAGTAGCAACACAAGCTCTTTTAGATAATAAGTTATATGCGACCTGTAATTATCTGACAGAGATTGTACCTAATATAAAAAAAGTAATGGTTGTATGTACTATGCGAGTTTATGATGTTGATGATCCAACTCAACATATACTTGTTGATGGTTGTTCATCATTCGGAGATATTAGTATGTTTGGAACTGGACAAGCTATGTCATATTCAAGAAAGTATGCGTTCCTAAATTTACTAAATCTTAAAACAGGTATCAAAGATGAGGATGGCTACAACGCTGTTCCGTTTGAGCAAAATTCTGTAGAGCAATCTATAGAAGAACCTACTTATACTGATGATAGTATTGAAGTAGAAGATATAAAGAATGAGATTAAGTCAGCTAAAAATATGAAAGAGTTTAATATTTTAGCAGAGAAATATTCTAATCACATTCAATATCTAATAAAAAACAACACTAAAGTTTATCAACAAATAAAAGATGTTGCTGATACTAGAGAGTTGCAATTAAATAATGGTCAGTAAAAGCTGACGATAACAAAGGAGTAAACATGAGTGAAAATACAGTATGGTGTAACTTGGTAAGAAACGAAAACAAGAACGCAGAGAACCAACCGGATTGGGTAGCACCGCCAAATACAAATGCACCAGAGGGTAAGAAATGGACTATCGGTGTTAAGATAGGAGACGTTTGGCACAATCAAGCTGGATGGAATGAGTTAGATGAACAAGGAAATATTATTGGTATCACAATAAAAATGACACCACCTAGTTCTAGTGATGACAAGCCTGCAGCACCACAAAATAAGGGGTTTCAAAATAAACCTACTTATGCTAGTAAACAATCATATAAGTTTTAATTAACTTATATAAGTCTTGGGGGAGTTTTTCTTTCTAGTTCCCTTTCGGTAGTTTTCTTCCCCGAGACACCTCAAAAAAATATGGACAAGAAAATTACAGACATTGATCAAGAAATTGAGAAGAAGATTATTGATGATCGCCAAAAAGATTATGGTAATTATCAAGAGAACTTTATTATGTTAGCAGAAATGTTTACGATAATACTTGCAGGTAATTTAAGAACAAGAATTAAACCACATCAAGTAGGTCAATTAATGATGGGATTAAAACTATATAGATCAACAAAAAATTTTAAGGCAGACAACTATTTAGATATGAGTGTGTACAATAAAATGACTAAAGAGATACACAAAAAAGAGGTTGCCAAAAAGGATAAAGTATGACAAAGTTTATAAGGATCAAGTCTGGAGAGTGTAGTTTTAAACTAACAGAGGAGTTTGATTCAGTAGAGAAGGCTGCAAATAGTTCTAATGAAGGAACAAACGCAGAAGTAAAAATCGAAAATATTAAACTCGATTTTACAACAGTAAAGAAGGAGCAAGATGGAAAAGACCAAAATGCAACTGCAGAAGCTGATGGACAAGCAGAGAAAAAAAAGTGAAATGTATGTCCACACAGTTCAAAAGGCTAACAAGTTAAAAGCAGAAAGTTACCATTTATACTTGGAAGTTGTTAAGTGCAGAGAAGAATTAATGACAGCTAGATAGTTATTAATTTAATATTAAAAAAAACTGAAGGAAAACGTAGGGGATCTATGACTAAAAATAAAATATTTACTGAAATAAAACTTGCTATGAAAGCAGGACACTATCGTGATTTATCAAAGAAAGAAAAAAAAATATACAAGAACGCATTTAAGAATGGCTATAAGTTAGCCAAGATACATTGTAAAAAAAGAACACCAGAGTTTTATAAACCAAGAAGAATTATTAGTTACTCATTTGCCAAACCTAGCACAAGAGTTGTTGATAGTATTATTAATAGAATTTGTGTTCGTTACGAAGTACACAAAAAAAGTTTATTGGGTAAGGTTAGAACACAAGATATAGTTAGAGCAAGAAACATTATTCACAATATGTTGTATGAAAAATATAACTTAAACCTTACAGATATAGGTAGATATTTCGGACAAGATCATACTACAGTTTTACATTCAATAGAAATGAAAAAACATAAGAGAAGATTTTGGGATGCTGGTCAAAGCATTTGGCAAGAATACCAAGATTTAAAAGAAACTATTTCTTAGCAGTTTTAGCAGCTCTCTTAAATTGTTTAGCAGTTGGTCTACCTTTTTGTCCTGCTTTACGCATTTTCTCACCACTACCTGCAGCGATACGTTTACGTTTAGCATGGATGTTACTATATAATCCACGTTTAGCCATTATTTTTTACCTTTCTTTTTTGATTTAGAGTTCATTATTTTTTTCTTCAAAGCTGAAGGCAAAGTTTTTTGCTTTGCTGTTAGTTTGCTTTTACCTTTTGATTTACCATACATGGTTATTCTCCTTTTGTTGTTTAAGTTTTAGCACACAATAGTTGTCAAAACAACTACCATCTTTACCATCATGGCAAAAATACTGTTTGTTAGCTGTAACAATCCAGCCACCTTCATCACTCATTAATTGTTTATTGCAAGTCTCGCAGTAGCCACAGATTAAAGATTGTTGCTTAGGTCTTACCCATGTTTTCTTTCTTATCGGCACTTCCACCT